GCTTTGGCCTTTATGGACGGCGAACAGCCTTTCCTCCTGGGCAATCCCACCGTGGCTTCGGTGGACGATACGACCTACGTGGAGGGCAGCGGTCCGGTGGTTGTGGATAACAACATCACCATTACCGGCGGTGACTCCTACGACGGCAAGTACATCCGCTTCAGCGTTGCCAACGGCCAGAGCACGGATGTCCTGAGTCTGACCAATGCGGCCAACGTCAATGCCTCCGGGGCCATTTCCTTTGCCGGCAGTTCCGTCTATCTCGGCAACGGTTCCGGCAGGGACATCATCGGCACCATCGACGCCACCGAGAATGGACAGGGCGGCAAGGCCCTGAAGATCAATTTCGTCTCCACCTTCACCAATTCCGGTTTCGAATCGGGGTCCCTGACCGGCTGGACGACCATGAATCAGGTCATCAATCTGGGCACCACGGTGATCGCCGGCTTTGTTTCGCCCAACGACGGCACCTATCCGTCCAATGCCGGGGACGACAATGCTTATCCGTCCAGTCCCGGCAGCTATACCTCCAGCATCGACAGTTCCCAGTACACCGAGGGCAGCAAGTCCCTGCGTTTGCTGAGTTCCGGCATCACCACCGCCAGCGGTTACGACGTGGTCCACGGTCCAGCCGTCTATAGCGACATCTTCCGCGGCACGGCAGGCGACAAGATCTACTTCGACTGGCGCGCCATGTACGGCGACGATGCCTACGACGTCTACGGCTATATCCTCAATACCGATACCGGTGCCACCACCAAGGTGCTCGATGCGACGGGCAACACCACCTCGTCCACCAACTGGGCGACGGCCAGCGCCACCATTCCCACCACCGGCAACTACCGTTTCGTTTTCGTCGCGGGGACCTACGACCTTTCCGGCGGCAAGGTCGCCGGCGCCTCGCTGTATATCGACAACGTGCGGGTCTACGGTTCCAAGGTGAATGACGCCGTGGTCACCAGCATCGCCCGCCAGGTGGCTTTCGAAGCCACTTCCGACAATCCGGTGACGGCCACCACCCGGGTCTTCTCCGTCACGGCAGTGAGCGCCTCCGGCGGCACCAGTTCCGATACCGGCCTGATCAACATGACGGCGGTGAACGATGCACCGCTGCTCGGCGGCGCCACCCAGACCGTCACCTACACGGAAAACGGCGCCGCCCTGGCCATCGACACGGCCATCACCGTGACTGACCCGGATAGCCCGGCCAGCTTCAACGGCGGCTGGGTCCAGGCCCAGATCACCAGCAACAGCGCCGCCGAAGACCAGCTTTCCGTGCTCAACCAGGGCAACGGCGCCGGCCAGATCGGCGTCAGCGGCAGCAACGTCTATTACGCCGGTACCCAGATCGGTACCATCGATGCCAGCCTCAATGGCAGCAACGGTGCGGCCCTGCGCATCAACCTGAATGGCAATGCTTCTGCCGTGGCGGTTCAGGCCCTGGCCCGCACCCTGGCTTATCGCAACGTTTCCGATACCCCCAGTACCGCCAGCCGCGGCGTTACCTTCACCGTCAATGACGGCGGCAATACGGGCACCGGCGGCGCCAAGCAGGCCACGCGGGCGGCCACGGTCATCGTCAAGGCCGTTGATGATCCGACGGTCCTCACCCTGTCGGGCAACAGCCGCACCTATCTGGAAAACGACACCAATTTCTTCGTTGATGCCGGCCTGACCATTTCCGACATAGACAACACCACGGTCAATGGCGCCAAGGTCACCATCAGCACCGGCTTCCAGAGCGGGGAAGACCGTCTGCGGGCCGCCGGTACCGGCGTGACCTGGAATGCCGTCACCAACACCGGCACCTTCGTCAAGGGCGGCACCACCATCAGCTACAGCTACGACGTGGCCCGGGGCGTGCTCACCCTGTCCGGCACCGGCACCCTGCAGGATTACCAGGATGCCCTGCGTGTCGTGCAGTACAACAACATCAGCGAGAACCCCAACGCGGCTGCCCGCACCATCGACATCGTGCTCGGCAACGCCATCGGCTTCCTGGCGCCGGACGGCAAGATGCACTACTACGAGTTCGTCTCCCAGCCCAACGTCAAGTGGACCGACGCCCGGGTTGCCGCCGACGGCATGACCTTCCAGGGCATGCAGGGTTACCTGGCCACCATCACCACGGCTACCGAAAACGACTTCGTGCTCAGCAAGGTGGCGGGCAACGCCTGGATCGGCGCCTCCGATGCCTATGCCGAAATCAACCGGGTGAAGGGCACCAGCTACACCACCCAGAGCCAGACCGAAGGCCAGTGGTACTGGGTTACCGGCCCCGAGGCCGGTACTCTCATCTCCACCGGCAACGGCACCCCGGTGGCGGCCGCCGGCGCCTACACCAACTGGAACAGCGGCGAGCCCAACAATAGCGGCAGCAACGAGAACTACGCTCACGTCATGAGCTGGACGCCCGTGCCCGGGCAGTGGAATGACCTGCCCGATACCGGCGGCACCAACCAGTACGCCTCCACCGGCTACATCGTCGAATACAACGCCACCGGCTCCAGTGTCACCTTTGCCAAGAGTGTTGTCGTTACCCCGGTGCGCAAGAACGACGCACCGGTGAATGACATTCCCGTTGCCGTGCCCGCCATCCAGGAAGACGGCGTGAACAACACCGGCAGCCTGGTATCCAGCTTCCTGCGCGGCTCCGACGCCGACGGCAACGCTCTGGGCGTGGCCGTGACCGCCGTCGATAACGCCAATGGCAAGTGGCAGTACTCCACCAACGGCGGTGCTTCCTGGACGGACTTTGGTACGCCTTCCGACAGCACCGCCCGCCTGCTGGCCGCTTCTGACTACGTGCGCTTCGTGCCTAACCAGGATTATTCCGGCACCGCCACGATTACCTACCGGGCCTGGGACCGCACCAGCGGCGTCGCCGGCAACACGGTGGACCTGAGCGGCGCCAACTCCTACGGCACCTACAAGCCCACCCCCACCGGCGACGAAACCGCCTATTCCGCCACCAAGCAGACCGCCACCCTGACGGTGACGGCGGTGAACGATGCCCCGGTGCTGACTCCCGCCAACCCGGTGCTGGACCCGATCAACGAAGATGCGGTGAGCAACAGCGGCCAGACCGTGGCCAGCATCCTCGGCACCTCCGTCGCCGATGTGGATGCCGGCGCCCTGCGTGGCATGGCCATCACTGGCCTCAACGCCGGCAACGGCAAGTGGCAGTACTCCCTGGACGGCACCACCTGGGTGGATGTGGGCTCGGTCTCCAGCACCGGCGCCCTGCTGCTGCGGGCCACCGATTCCCTGCGCTTCGTGCCTGACGGCAAGAACGGCACCAGCGCCAGCATCAGCTACAAGGCCTGGGACCAAAGCAGCGGCACCGCCGGCAGCAAGGCCTCCACCGCCAGCAGCGGCGGCAGCGCCGCCTTCTCCACCGCCGCCGATACCGCCTCCATCGTGGTCGTCTCGGTGAATGATGCCCCTGTCCTGGGGAACGTGAGCAATCTGGCCGGCATCAGTGAAGAGGCTGCCAACAACGTGGGTCAGACCGTGGCCAGCCTCTACGGCGCCAACCTGACCGACGTCGATACCGGTTCCCTGCAGGGGATCGCCATCACCGGCGCCAGCAATGGCGGGGCCACCGGCAAGTGGCAATACTCCACCGACGGCGGCACCAGCTGGTTCGACATCGGCTCCCCCAGCGCTGCCGCTGCCTTGCTGCTCAAGGCGGGCGACCGGGTGCGCTTCAATCCCGACGGCTTCAAGGGCGGCACTGCCACCCTCAGCCTGCGGGGTTGGGACCAGACCAGCGGCACCGCCAGCAATGGCGCGGTCCAGGGCACTGCCGACGTTTCCAGCAATGGCGGCAGCACCGCCTTCTCCACCGCCGAGCGCACCATCAGCCTGGCCGTGGCCGAAGTGAACGATGCGCCCCAGATCACCCAGGGCGCCGGCAACACCGGCTTCACCGAAAACGGCGGGGCCGTCACCGTCGGCGGCGGCCTGCAGTTCCAGGACGACGGCGGTTACCTCAACCGGGCCACCGTCACCATCGGCGCCGGCTTCACCACCGGCGACACCCTGGCCGTGGGCAACCTGCCGGCGGGCCTTTCCGCCAGCTACAACGCCGCCACCGGCATCCTTACCCTGACCGGCAATGGCACCGTGGCGGACTACCTGACCGCCCTCAATTCCGTCACCTTCAACACCCTTTCCGAAGACCCGACGGTCAATAGCGCCACCCGCACCCTGGTCTGGCAGGTACGGGACGACACCGGCTTGAGCAGCACCACGTCGTCCAGCACCCTGACCCTCACGCCCCTGGCTGACAATCCGGTGGTGGGCAACGTGCCCGTCACCTGGACCTATACCGAGGATGACGGTGCCCGCGTGCTGGCGCCCACCCTGACCCTGAGCGACCCGGACGACACCCAGCTGAGTGGCGCCAAGGTGAGCCTGGGCGGGACCGGTTACCTCAATGACGGCCGGGAACTGCTGTCTGCCATCACCACCGGCACCCACATCACCGCCACCTTCAATGCCGCCACCGGCGTGCTCACCCTCAGCGGTGTGGATAGCGTGGCCAACTACCAGCGGGTCCTGCGTTCGGTCACCTACAAGAACACGGCCGACTACAACAACCCGAACAACCTGGAGGACAACATCACGCTGGATGCCAGCAACAAGACCCGCACGCTCAGCTGGGAAGTGACGGATGCCGATTCCGATGGCGCCGGCGCCGCCACCTCCGTGGTGCAGAGCACCACCATCACCCTGGTGAACGCCAACGAAATTCCCCAGGTGACCGACATCCACGGCAATGCCGCGCCCCTGGACTACACCGAGGGCGGTGCCCCGGCCACCCTGGAAGGGGTGCTGAATGAAGCGCGCCGAGATAATTCAGCGCCCAGAAGCGAGATAAATCACTGTTGAATTTGTTTGCAACTGATGCAAGGTAATTGCACAAAAGGCCGGGTAAGACCGGCCTTTTGCATTATCGCGGCGAGAGGATCAGGAACGCAAGGCGGTCGAGATTTCGTCAATTTCGGTTTCGAGGGTGCCGCGCTTTTCATGCAGCGCGACCAGTTGTTCTTCCAGGGAAAAGAGGGTCTTACGGCGCTCTTCTACCGTGAGCAGCTCTTCATTGCCCCAACGCTTGCCGAACTTGGCTTGAGCGCGCGTCATAAAGCTTTCATACACCTGATCGCCAAGGAAGAAACAGGCCGCGTGCATCGAAATACCATCGCCGACATTGCCGAAGAAACCAGCCGGAAACAAGGGGGAACTCGAACCAAGTTCGTTCTCCAAATCGCCAAATCGCTCTTTGTTTTCCGGTGAACAGCCCATGGATTCGGAGTTTCGGAACATGTTCCACTCAAGCATGCCTGCATGCTTTTCAGCCGCACTTTCTATCTTCGCCTTGATGTACTGCCCGTAATCCTTGAGGCTAACCGGCATGTCACGCAGCTCTTCGATTTGCGCGCCGACAACGGCGATCTGACGGTCGGTGTCGGTCAGTTCTCCCTTGAGCTTGGATAACGAACCGGTGACGGTTGAGATGGCGGATTTGATGGTCTTTGCAATTTCCATGATAGTTTCCTTTGAGTGGGTGAGAGTTAGAACGTCAGCACGTCCTCGGCGAGCGTGACGGCTTCGGAGTAGGACAGCGCTGGGCAGACGCGCTGATAGTCCAGCGCCAGCGCGTGTAGTGCCCAGCGCTCCGATCTCAAGCCACCTTCTTCCGCAAACTCCACGGAAACGTCAAAGCTTGCTGAGCAATCGAAGCCTTCGCAAAAACTGAGTGATGCTGCACGCTCGGCAAATGCCGGCGGCGTCATACCCCGGACGGCAGGCGGGTGCGCCCCCAGGAAACCGACGTGCCTGAGGTAATACGCGCCGGGGGTCGGGTTGCCGCTGGCAAAGGGGCTGATGAAACTGGCCGAGATGTAGCGATAGCGCCCGGTCTTGACCAGGGTTTCCAAGGCGGCATCCACCACGGCTTGCGCGAACAGGTCGCCATCCTTGACGAACAGGCCGCGCACTTGGCCGTAAGTCGGTTGATCGTCCTTAGGATGCCCAAGCACCAGCGGTGCGGACTTGCTGGCTGGGCTGTAAAGCGCCGCCGTCATCTGCAAATCGCGCTCGCTGAATTCCAGAGAAACCCCGCTCATAGCCTTATGCGTGCCGGCCTTGAAAATTTGGAAGAGTTTCTGGATCACTTGCTTGCTCCTTTCTTTGTGGTGGCGGCCTCGGCTGATGCAACGCGCTTCAGCTCCAATTCAGAGCTGTAGCCGCTCTGCCGCTCGATGCGATGCCGCGCCGACTCGATAAAGTATTTGCCGGACAGCTTCCCCAGTCCGGTCAATGCCACAGTGTTACCCGCAACCAGCTTGGGGTTGCCAAAGGTCGTGATGTTGCCAGTCGTTTTCTGAAGGTTGCAGGTCTCCAGCGCGGCCTTGGCTTGAGCCTGCAAGGTCGCCTTGGAACTGGCGCGCTGATTGACCTTGAGCGTGTCCTGGCTGGTGGCGCGGCCAGATGCGCCACTGCTGGATGACGCCCGCTCGCCGAGCGTGCTATCCGCTTTCATGTAGTAGGAAATCAGCTTCTTCGATTTCGGGTCATGGCGCTTGGCGGATACGGCGTCATAGACATCCTTTATCTTGTCCCTGAAGTCGAACCGGGCCAGATCGGTGTAGGCCAGCTCGGTCACGGCTTCGCGCTCGCGCAAGGCCGCCAACTCGGAGAAGACCAGCTTCTTGCCGGTGATCTTGAAGGCATACCCGTATTCACGCGCCAACCGGGTCAAAAACTCCACGTCCCGTTCCTTGAACTGCGTTGCCCGGTCAATCCGGATGTCCTTGATCGTGCCGACGAGCTGCAACTTGTGGCGCTTGGCGATGCGCCGGGCGATAGCGGCCAGCGTGGTGTTTTCGTAAGGTTTGTTCTCTTTCGTCCGCACCGGCACGGTGATTCCCGTGGCAAGCCCGCGAATCGAGACGATGGACGGCGCACCGGCAAAGCCGATTTCGTCAATCTCGAAGCTGCCGCACGGCAATAGCGGCTCGCCGTCATAGCCGATCCGCAACGTCAGCTTGTCGCCCATGCCCGGATACCATGCGCCGATCCACCGGCCATCGGCATCCTCAAGCTCGACCTCCAGTTCGTCCGACTGCCCTTGCAGATAGTCGGTGTAGGTCACAGAGCGCACATAGGGCGTCACATCATTGCTGATGTCCTTCTGCTCGTAGGTCAGCCGAAATACAGGATGGGGAACTTTGGCGACTTGCATATCAGTTCTCCCGCTTCCAGCGCTCATGCTCGCCGGCGCGCTGTGCCTCGCGGTCAGCCTCGCGCTGTTTGCGCCGCGTGGCGGCTCCTGTGCGCAGGATGTGATACGCCCACTGAATGCTGATTCCATATTCCTTCACGATCTCCGGAATCGTCAGCTCGTTACGGGCGTGGCGTTCGTAAATTTCCATGTCGCGCACGGAGTTCTTTGCCTTGGTGTTGTTGGGGAAGTACACGTTTTGCCCGGCGTACTGGCTACGCATCTCTTCCATCACGCCCAGCGAAACGGTCTCGGCGCGGTTCGTGTCGACGCCTTCGACCACCAATTGGTGTCCCAACACCGCCGCCATATGCGCGGTCAGCTCGTTGCCGTTGACCGTGACCTTGCGGCGCTCCTGCATAAATTCCTTCGGTCGCTCCATGTCATGCTCCTATGCCCAGTTATTAAATCCAATTACGTCCAGGCCAAACGCCCCGGCCCGTATGCTGTTTGTGCAGGGCGTTGTCGGTGGCTACCACTTTCCTTCGTTTGGGGCCTGATATTCGCCATGCTTCCTTCTCCGCCTAACCGGCGGTTCGAAACGCGCTTTCCAGGGACGGGAGCGCGTTTCTTTTTGCCTGAGCGATCATCGCCGGGAAGCCTTCAAGCGTTCTACTTAACCGGATTTAATAAAGACAAAGCGCCCATGACAGGGCGCTTTTGCTTGATAGGGGCGGCGAGAGAAGTGGCGGGCTAACATGCGCCAGTGCCGTTGCATGCGCCCCTCACCGGCCATTCCAATCAGGCCGGCAGTTTGGAGGCCGCGCACGAAGACCGGCGCGGAAGCCTTCCAAACAAAAACCCATTTTGCATCTATGCGGCACCGGGGCGAACGCCTACGCTGGAAAACGTCGAAACCAGCCAAGGAGAACTACCATGAACGCCACACAAGCCCGCATCCAGTCCCTCGAAGCCCAAGTCAACGCGATGGCGCAAGCCTGGCTGTATCTCGCCGCCAACATCGAAATGCAAGCCGGCATCGACATGGAAGGTATGGAAGCCGCCCTGCGCGCCAAGCACTGGCCGGAGAATCCCGGCATCGATAGCGAAGGCCGCGCCGTCCTGGGTTGGCTGTGCCGCGAACTGGCGACCGCCCGCGCCGTGCGGCAGACGCAGGACTACGGCGGCAGCACCACGCATTGACCTTTGGGATTGATGAAGGAACAAGGCCCGCTGACGCGTTTGCAGGGTGCGGGTAGGGAAACACCTGCCCGCGCCTCGAAACCCCGTTTATAAACCCCTGTAAATCAACTGCCGGGGCATCAGCGAGGCAGGGGGCCGGACGCAGATCGCTGAAGAGCGTCGGTTCATCAGCATATTTCAATGGTTGCAAATGTCTTGCATAGTCGCTAGAGTATGCGCAGGTGATCAAAACACCTCGTCAGCGGTAACCGCACCCGATATTTATGCGGTTTTTTTACGTCCATAGATTTCCTATGGCCGGGTGTGAGGCTAATACAAGACTCCCGCAAGGGGGGAATACGCCCGCCGTCTGACGCGGTTTTGAGCCCCCGGCCACCCTCTCAAAAGGGGTGAATTCAAAATATCGTCAGGAGTCCATCATGGATGCTCATACCACCGCGACTGAAAGGTCGCAACAGTCCGCTATCGCTGGTCTGAATCTCTCTTCTATTGTCACCACAACCATTGCCAGCGTTGCAGTCCGCCTCATGCTCAATGACGGCAAGCTTTGGATGATCGTGCAAGCCCTGATAAAGGTGATCGGATACAAGCACCCACGCACAAGCGACTTACGCCTAATTTTCCGGACTCATGGGCACAGCCTTGATGAATTCATGGTGTCCCAGCCCCTTGGTCGGTGGGGGCTTATGCTCATCAACGACACCGGGCTACGTTTGGTGTGCGAACTGGTCAAACCGGAACGCACGCAAGAGCTAAAGCGGTGGCTGGAAGAAGGCGGTATGCAGAAAAGCGGCGTCAACGACGCATTTGAGCAAAACGGCAAATGTCTCGACGTCAAGACATCTGGCCAAGCTGCCATATCGCTCGACGTCGAGCGTTTTGACCACGCCACCGCCGCTGCGGCCATGACTCAACCCGATGGAAAATGTCTCGTTGACGAGACATTTGAACGCCAAGGCAGAGTCGTCGACGACGAATCTGGAGCTGCCGCTAGCCCGTCGAAGGTGATTTACCTCGACGAAAAACATGATCCAGACTTCAACCTGCCGCTCCAACCCGGCGACCACATCCGCAGCATCCACGCCCACCGCGCCGGCCTCGTGGTGCGCGTCTATGACGATGGTTCTGCCGCCGTGCATTGGGACGATGCCGAGCCGCAGCCCTTCGGCTTCGCTCATGAACGCATGCCGCGCCGCCTGCTGGAGCTGGTGAAGCGCCCCGATCCGGGCGCGGCACGAGCGCGGCGCAAGGACTACTGCCGCGAGCTGTGCAAGGTGATTGCCCGCTACGCCGACGATGCCGAAGTCACCGAACTTTCCCGCGCCCTGGAAGGCGTTTCGGCCAGCATCCTCGCCCGCCGCTACTGCCCCGGCCTGAATGCCGCCTCCTACGATGTGTTTGCCCGCCTCGGCATGAAAGGGGGTGTGCAATGAGCGCCGCCGTCAAGATCGATGCCTTCGGATTCCCCGAGTCGGCCAGCACCTTGCCAAGGAGTATCGTGGATACGGCCAACAATGTTGGCTTCGCCGTCAAACGTTGCGGGGCCTTGCTCCGCAGTCTGCATTTCCAGATGCTCAACGCCACTGGCCAAAACAAAGTCAGCATGGAAGATGTCCATGAATTAGTCGAGTTGGCATTGAAGACCCTGCCCGATCCGGAAAAGGATTGCTTCTCTCCGCTTGATAAGTGCGAACACGACGCCCATGAACTTGTCAGAATCATGCAAAGCAATCAGCGCAGCTTGGGCGCGCTGCTCGATGCGATGGAGGTCGCTGGATGCATGGGCAGTACGCTGGATGAGCTTACCGAGGCTGCGACTACGGCCTACGGCGTCGTCACTGGCCTGATGGATGGGAAGCGGCATTGGGATGCGTTCTGCGAGCTGATCGTGCGCCGTGGGCTGTCGGTGGAAATGATCGACCTTGGGCCAAAGCTCGGGCCGCGTGCGAAAATCCATACCCCGGAATCGCTCAGGCGCTCGAAGGCGGTACAGCGCAAGATTGCGGCCCTGTCGGCGGCAGCGCGTGATGAATCCGCCGCCCGCGCCCCTGAGAGCAAGCCAGCCAAGCGCAGCCGGGAGAAAGCATGATCGCCTGCTGGAGACTGGCGCGCCCTGCGGGGCGCTGCCGCTTTCGCCCCGCAGGCGGGGCCGGGCTTGTCTTGCCCTCTATTTCTAGCCGGCATTCATGGAGTCGGCGAGGAATGTTGTGCAACCTGTCCATTCTCCGTCGAAGGACATCGCACCATGCCGCAGCTTGCCGCCGCTCTCTCTTTGCCAGAAGACCTTCGCCAGTGGCTTGATGAAGAGCTGACTACGTTCAGGTTCAGCAGCTACAACTGGCTTTCTGCTCAATTGAAAGCCAAGGGCTATACGATCTCCAAATCTGCCCTGCATCGCTATGGCAAGGCGCTCAGGGCAAAGCAACCGCAGCAACCTCGGGCCGCTGCCGACAACTGGCAGATCGTCAGCGCTTTGTGTATTCTTGCGGCTGCAATCAGCACCCCGGATAACGTCGCCGAGACCGTCAAGGCGTACATGAATCTGGTGAGCAGTAGCTAGGCTGCCAACCGTTAATTTCGGCCTCGCTCATGCGCGGCGCGTTTATTGCATCCTTTGCAAATGTCTTTCAGCGTCAATCCCGATTCTTCCCAATTAGCCGCGCCTCTTCCCACAATTACCGTGCGTTTCCTCTAGGATTTATCTCACGTCCTTTCAGCTGAACGTGAAGGACGACAGCGGCCAGCCTGGCGGCAGCGCCACCATCGCCGGCGGCATGGTGAAAATCACCAAGGGGCTGGATGCTCTGGACCAGTTGGGCTTCTTCAATACCGACTCCCTGACGGCGGCTGGCTGGGCCCGGAGCGGTGATGCCGTCAGCGGCAGCCTCATCAAGGGCGCGGTGGAAATCCGCTACGCCTACGATGCCGCCACCGGCACCATCACCTTGACGACCCAGGCTGGCGCCGCCTCCAAGGGCGACTACACCGAGGTCATGCAGCGCATCGGTTTCGTCAGCACCGGTGACGATCCGACCGCCAGCAGCCCCACCCGCACCCTCATCTGGCGCGTCAAGGACAACCTGGGCGCCGAGAGCCAGGTCACCTCCGCCCAGACCACCCTGGTGCGCATCACCGCCGTCAATGACGCGCCCACCATCACCCCGGCCACAGGCGGTACGGTGACCTTCACCGAGGGCGGCTCCCCCGTCAAGGCGGCCCCCGTGCTTACCACCGACGATGCGGACGACAGTGCCGCCACCGGCGCCACTGTGGAAATCACCGGCAACGCCCATGGCGACGACCTGCTGGCCATTGCCGGCAGCGCCCTGGCCGGAACCGGCATCAGCCTCGATGCCAGCAGCACCGCCACCCGCCTGGTGCTGGTCGGCCAGGCCAGCCGGGCCACCTACGAGAACGTGCTGCGCCAGATCACCTTCAGCAACAGCAGCGCTGATCCGGCCGGCAGCGGCGGCACCCGCACCCTGAGCTGGAGCATCACCGACGACTTCGGCAGCCGCGAGACCGATTTCCCCGTCGGCAATGATGCCGATCTCACCAAGCTGACCAGCGTCACCGCCACCAGCACCATCACCATCGCCCCGCGCAACGACGCGCCGACGGTGAGCGGTCTGCCGGGTAGCGCCGCCAGCTACACCGAAGGCGGCAGTGCCGCCGTGCTGGCGGGCAGCATCGCCCTGGGTGATGTGGACGACGCCAACCTGTCCGGCGCCCAAGTCTGGATCAGTGGCGGATTTACCGCTGGCGACACCCTCAGCTACGGCATCTTGCCGGGCGGCGTGACTGCCTCCTACAATGGCGTCACCGGCCTGCTGACCTTCAGCGGCGCTGCCAGCCGTGCCGATTACGCGACGCTGCTCAACAGCGTCAAGTTCTCTTCCTCCTCCGCAGACCCCACCGCCGCCTTTGCCAGCCGTGAAATTTCCTGGCAGGTGACCGATGCGGATGCTTCCACCGCCGGCGCCGACAAGCTGCCCAGCGCCACCGGCACCAGCCGGGTGGAGATCACAGCGGTGGATACCCCGGCCCAGCTTTCCGGCCTGCCCGCCAACACCGACGTCACCTTCACCGAGAAGGGCTCGGCCGTGGCCGTGGCCCCCAATGCCGTGCTCAGCGATGCCGATGACACCACCCTGGAAGGGCTGGTGGTCACCATCGGCGCCGGGCGCAGTCCCGGCGACGTCCTGGCCGTCACGGCAGACCTGGCGGACAGCGGCATCACCACCAGCTTCAATGCCGCCACCGGCACCCTGACCCTGAGCGGCCACGCCAGCCTGGCCGATTACCAGGCCGTGCTGCGCTCCGTGGTGTTCTCCAACGGCACCGACAATCCCACCGGCAACGGTGCCACCCGCACCCTCAACTGGAGCCTGGTGGGCAGCTTCGGCTCCCGCCTGGGCGATGCTTCCGGCGCCAACGATGGTGATGCCGGCGTTACCACCGCCAATGCCGGCAGCAGCCAGATCAACATTGCTGCCCGCAACGATGCCCCGACCCTCTCCTTTGGCCACAACGCCAACCTGGATGCGGGCACGGTGGTCTTCGAGCAGGACGGCAGCGAGGTCTTCGTCCTCGACGCCAGCAACCCCAACACCGTCGGCAGCGCCACCCTGGCCGATGTGGACGACAACTACATCAGCAGCGCCAGCGTGACCATCAGCGGCAACCGGGGCACCGGCGACATCCTCTCCGTGGCCACCCCGGCTGGCTGGACCCGCAGCGGCAACGAGCTGACCACCAGCGGTGGCGCCAAGGTCCAGGTGGCCTACAACAGCGCCACCGGAACCCTGACCCTGACCACCAGCAGCGGCCAGGTGACCAAGGCCGAGTTCGAGAGCCTGCTGGAGCACGTGCATTACAAGAACTCCACCACCTCGCCGACGGCTTCCGGCGCCAGCCGGCAACTGACCTGGAC